ATACCCTACTATTCTGTTATCTGATTTAGATGATAACTTTGAACAGGTTGATTTAGCATATGATCATGCTAATGGGTCTTTTACTCATGCCAACTCATCTTTTGAACAAGCTAATTCAGCATCCACTCAAGCGAGTGGTTCGTTTGAACACGCTAATGCTTCTTTCGATCATGCTAATTCAGCATACGATGTAGCAAATACTGCTAATAGTTCTGCTAGTTCTGCCTTGCCATTAACAGGCGGAACGATATCTGGTGATTTGACAATTACTGGAAATTTATCAGGCAATCTATCTGGTAATATTTCAACTAGCACATCTGTTACTGGTAACTTATATGTTTCCGGTGTTAGCAACATAAAGATTCCGTTTTATACAGTTTATATGGACGAAGCATCAAGAACTACTCCAGATTCATTTGCAAAAACATATACAGGTTCTCATATTAGTTATGGAGATGTTGTTGTTCCATATGATCCCACACCTGGTACTAAATCACATATGTTTGAAATGACAGTTACCGCTTCTGCTAATACTTCTGTTACACAGAGAGTTTGGCAAACAGATGATGCTAGCTATTATTGGTTAAATGGTTCTCAAATTGCAACTGTAGCATCCGGAAACGCTGGCACAACAGTAACATGGGACTTAATAGAAGGTGATAATTTAATACAAATTTTAGTTAATAACTCAGGTGGTGGCGGTTATGCGTTAACCGTTTTAGGTGACTTTTTTATTAGATATCCAGATTTAAGGTTTAAAGTATAATGCCAGCAGTTACCCGAATTGGAGATTTAGATGTAACACATTGTTCAACACCAGCACGAGCGGTTGGTTCACCCAATGTGTTTGTGAACAGTATTCCTTGGTCAAGACAATCAGACATCAATACACCACATTTATTACCAGGGGCACCTTGTCCAGTTCACACGGCACCAATAACAACAGGTTCAACAACTGTTTTTGTGAATAGTTTGGGTGGTGGACGAATTGGAGATGCAATTACAGCTTGCACACAGGTTGCTCAAGGATCACCTAACGTTTTCGCTGGCGGATGAGATAAATAAGACATGGCAACAGTAAATATAGATAACGTAAGAACTTTTAAAGACTTGGATTTGAATTTTAATATTCATCCTGTCAAGAAAGACATTAATACTCATAACAATGAGTATGCTGTAATCAACTCGGTTAAAAATCTTGTTTTAACCAATCATTACGAAAGACCATTTCAACCTGAAATTGGTAGCAACATTCGTAAGTTATTGTTTGATAATGTTGATGGAATTACAGCGGCTCGTATTGAACGAGAAATAGAAGAAACAATAGAAAACTTTGAACCTAGAGCTAGAATTTCAAAGATTACAGTATCAGCATCTCCAGATGAAAATGGATTTAAAGTAGAGATGGAATTTTTCATTATTAATGTTGCTGACCCAATAACAATTAACTTTTTCTTGCAACGGATTAGATAAAAATGGCAGATCGTTTACGAATAACGGAACTTGATTTTGATACCATCAAGACCAATTTAAAGAGCTTTTTAAACCAACAAAATACATTTACAGATTATGATTTTGATGGATCAGGTCTTTCAATTCTTTTAGATATATTAGCATATAACACACATTATAATGCTTATTATCTAAACATGGTTGCCAATGAGGCATTTTTAGATACAGCACTATTAAGAGATTCAGTTGTTTCTCATGCTAAAGTTTTAAATTATGTTCCTTATTCCACACAAGCGCCCGTAGCAATAATTAATTTTGAAGGCACATCATCATCTGAAACAATAGGCCGATTAACACTTCCTGCTGGATATTCTTTTTTATCAAATCAGATTGATGGTAAATCTTATAACTTTGTTGTTTTAGAAGACACTGTAGCTACAAAAGCAAACTCTACATATTTGTTTGAAAATTTAGCAATATATGAAGGACAGTTTGTAACATATACATTTGGCCACAACGCTTCTAGTAACCCAAAACAAATATTTACTCTACCCGATAATAATATTGATACAACAACATTAAAAGTTTCTGTCCAACAATCATCCTCAAACACAACCTCAGTCGTTTATGATAAAGTAACAGATGTTATCGATGTAACCTCTACATCTGAAGTATATTTTTTACAAGAAGATAGAAATGGACAATATCAAATTTATTTTGGTAATGATGCTGTTGGTAAATCAATTCCTGATGGGGCTGTTGTAACAACTTCTTATTTGGTTTCAAACGCATCTGCGGCTAATAAAGCAAATAATTTTATTGCTACATCATCTGTTACTGATTCGTTGGGTGAATCAATCACAAGTTTTACGGTTACACCAATAAGTGCAGCTGCAGCTGGCGCTGAAAGAGAAACTGTTGATAATATCAAATATTCTGCAGCCGCTCAATACACATCACAAAATAGATTGGTTACACAAAATGATTATGAATCATATATTACAAATCGATATCCAAATATTGATTCAATATCTGTTTGGGGTGGTGAAGAAAATAATCCACCAGTTTACGGAAAAGTTTTCATTTCACTTAAACCAAGTGAAAACTATTTTATTTCTGAAACAGAAAAACAAAGAATTATTGATGATATTGTAAAACCAAAATCTATATTGACAATTGATTCTGAGATTATTGATCCAGCGTTTACATACATATTAGTTGAAGCTAATGTTGAATATTATTCAGATAAAACAAATTTATCAGAAGTTCAATTAAAAAATGCTATACGAAATGTTATCTTATCCTATAATAGCGCAAATTTAAATAAATTTGATAGTGTCTTCATTCAGTCTAAACTTCAAGAACAAATTGGTAATTATGACACATCCGCAATTATTGGTTCTGAACTTGTTGTGTTTTTACAAAAAAGATTTGAACCTCAATTAGGAACACCAACAACATACACGATTGATTTTGATGCTCCTCTTTATCGAGGCGGTGTAGTTGCTGATAAACTAACATCAACACAATTCAATGTTTTTGATTCTACTGGAACATTAAGAACCGTTGAGTTAGAAGAAGACGACACAACCTTTTCTGGAATTAGAGAAATACAAGTGATTAATCCAGGAGTTGGTTATACCGAACAACCAACAATAACTATCAGTGGTGACGGATTAGGCGCTAGAGCAGAAGCAGTTATTGTAAATGGAAAAATAGAATCAATCAATGTTACAAACAGAGGAACAGGATATACAAAAGCAACAATCACAATATCTGGCGGAAATGGATATGGAGCTGTTGCGGTTGCTGTGTTAGATACTCGATATGGTAACTTAAGAACTGTTTACTATAACAGTCTAGCAGAAAAACAAGTTGTTAATTCAAATGCTGGAACAATTGATTACAATACAGGAACAGTAATCATTAATGACTTAAATGTTATTTCTAATCCAGCAACAGACAGTTTAATACGACTAACTGTTGAATCAGAAAAAAGTATATTAACAGCAACAAGAAACACAATATTCTCCATTGATTCTAACGATTCTAGTGCAATAGTAACAGAATTAACTCCTTTTGAGTAATAAATGACAACTGATTTAAAAACCTCACTGTTAATTAATAGACAAGTTCCTGAATTTATTCGAGAAGAATATCCGTTATTCATTACTTTTTTAGAGGCATATTATGAATATCTTGAAAATCAACAAGGGATTCAGATCAATGATCTAGTTACAAAATCTAAAGACATTAGATATATCAATGATGTTGACCAATCTATTGATGATTTTGAACAACAGTTTTTTAATTCATTTGCACCTTATATACCATCAAACAATTTAGCAGTTGATAAAGAGTTTTTAATTAAAAATGTTTTACCTTTATATCTAGCTAAAGGTTCAGAAAACTCATTTAAACTATTGTTTAGATTTTTATTTGGACAAGAATTAGAACTTAGATATCCAAAAAATGAAATTCTTCGAGCATCTGATGGTAAATGGAATGTTGAAAGTTCATTAAAAATATCAACCGATGTCTATTCTGTTCACACAGGAGATGGTTCTACAAAAGAATTCTACTTAGCACCATGTAGATGTCCATTAACCGATGTTGTTCTTCCTTTTAGAGGAACAATATACATTGATGATGTTGAACAATCATCTGGTTATCATGTTCGACAAGAAACAAAAAAACTTGTTTTTGATACTGCGCCATCTAACGGAAGTGAAATAAAAGTTTTATATATCGCCTTTGATGAATCTATATTACAGAATAGACAACTTACAGGTCAAACATCTGGTGCTTCAGCGATTATTGAAAAAGTTTCACAAAAATATGTTAATAATGAATTAATCACAGAAGTATTTTTAACAAATAAAAATATTATTGGTAATTTTCAAACAGGTGAAATTTTATCTACAACATATGTTAATCCTAATGGTGTTTTAATCAATTTAGAATTAACCACGATATCATCATTCTTAACAATACAATTAATAGATGGTGGGTCTAACTATAATGTTGGCGATCCAGTTATATTCAACACAACAGCATCGGTTCAACCATCAGCGTTTGTATCAAGTATATTCTCTGGTGTTATTGATAGAACAACCCTTATTAATGGTGGTTCAGGATTTCAAGCAAATAGGAGAGTGGCAGCTGTAGGATATGAACCATCCGCATTAGATTTTGCTATTGCTAATGTTGATACGACAGGCGCTAACACAACCAATACCTTTGTTATTTTATCAAATATTATTAGTGATATTGATCCAGCAAACACAACAATTGATTCTGCTGATTATGCTTTACCAGCAAATACAATATCACCGCAAAATGTTAATACACAAATAATATATTCATTAGGCAATACCGCATACTTTAACATTGGAGAAATATCTGGTGTATCAGTTATCAATTCTAGTGTTTCTGTTACTTCTACTCCAACACTAAATGCAGCTCCTGCTAATGTTACAATATCATCAACAGATATTTTCATTGATACATTTGGTTCATTAGGCAAGTTAGTAATAAATGATGGTGGTGCAGATTATGAAATATTTGATGAATTAGTATTTACAAATAAACCTATGTCATTTGGTATTGGTGCAGAGGCGGAAGTCAGAAATGTGGATGCTTCTGGTGCAATCACTCAAGTGTCATTTGTTCCAAGTAAAATTTCAGGAACAGTTACCGTATCAGCAACCGACAGTGTAGTAGTTACAGGAACAGACACCTTGTTTGTGGACGAATTAAATGTTGGTGACCAAATCATGGTTGGTTACGACACAAGAACGGTTGATGTAATTGATTCAAACACCTCACTGAATGTTTCTTCAGCGTCTTGGACAGAAACATATACAGATAGAAATATTAGATTATTAAACTTAAATCTATTGGGTGGTCAAGGATATTCTAATGATAAGTTACCTACAATTACTGTTACATCAGATAATGGAACAGGCGCTGAAATTGCTGTAACAACCATATTAGGTGATGGCGAAACTCTTGAGGCATCATCAACACAAACACCAGGTGAAATTGAAAGAATTACTGTAACAAATCCTGGAAGAGGATTCACATCATCAATTGAAGTTGATTTAACACAAAGTGGTGATGGACTAGCAAATGCTAATGCAACATTCACGCCAACATTTGAAGTATTTCCTGGTAGATGGACAACATCGGATAGTATTCTTTCATCATCTGATAGAAAACTACAAGGTAGAGATTACTATGTAAATTACTCTTATGTAACAACTTCAACGATTGAATTTGAAAAATACAAAAATATATTTAAATCATTGTTACATCCAGCTGGTTTCAAACCATATGGTGAAATATTGAGACAAGATGAGATTTCTGCTAATAACATTACCATTGAATCATTAACAACCAACACAAGCACAACGCTTTCTGGAAAAGTTAATGTGAATAGTTCAATATATGTTGTTGGAACAGGAACATTATTTAATGTAGCAAACACAAACGGTTTAATTACGATAGGTTCAGAGATATCTGTTAATACTGAAACTAGAGTGGTTGATTCTATCATCAGTAACACTGTATTAACTGTGACCGAAGCATTTACAGTAACATCCAATTTAGAAGATTTTAATGTTGTTAATACTATATAAAGTAATATAAATAAAGATTATGTCATTACTCACATCAAAAAAATTAGCGTTTCATACCGCAGAACAGTTTAAAGAATCTTTCTTTGAACCAGAACCAGCTACCATTGGATATGTTTTCATTGGAAAACACACAACTTGGCCGGACGAAGAAAGTCCCGACACATTAACTGATAATGTTTATGATGAAAAAACAGTTTGGGATAACATATATGCGGCTAAAAAGATAACGGGTTCAGAATTAGAACTTGCTATACCTAAAGTTCAATGGACAGCTAATGCTGTTTATAGAGAATTTGATGACACTATTGCTCAAGAAGATTTATTAACTGCAAACACAGACCAAAATTTAAAACCCATGTATGTTTTAAATTCAGAAAATAGTGTGTATAAATGTTTATCGAATAGTAGTTCAGCAAACGCATCATCTGAACCAACAGGACAAAATTTAAGTGCAAATGGCGTAATCAACACATCTGATGGTTATATTTGGAAATACATGTATAACATTAGACCATCTAATAAATTTTTCTCAAATACTTGGATTCCAGTTCCAACATCCACATCAGCATTAGATTATGATGTTACAGATGTTACGGTTGTTGATGGAGAATTAATTCACATTGTAGTAACAAATGGTGGTTCAAATTATGTTCATAGTAATGTTACTGTTTCAGCGTTTACATCCGGTTGTACCATATTACAGTTAGCAAACACTGCAAATGTATCAGCAAATATGACTGTATCTGGAACAGGTATACCATCTTTAACATATATTTCAAGTGTTGATACACCAAATTCAAAAATAACAATTTCTAATTCCGCTTCTGCTAACGGTGGTGGATCAGGTAACACACTATTCTTAACAACACGAGTTGATATTCAAGGTGATGGTTCACAAGCTACTGCCACCGCAACATTATCAAATAATGAAGTTTCATCTATTTTATTAACAACACCAGGAATTAATTACTCTTATGCTAATGTTTCTGTGTATGGTTCTGGAACAAGTGCAACCGCTAGAGCAGTTCTTCCACCTAAATTTGGACACGGTTACAATCCAGCAAAAGAATTAGGTGGTTCAAATGTAATCATATCTATGCGTATAGGTGAAGTTGATAGTTCAGAAGACGGATTAATTTCAACAAATACATCAATAAGACAGTATGGTTTGTTGAGGAACCCACATAAATATGGATCAAATACAGCAGCTAATAACTCAACTGCTAATAGTGTTATATCACAAACAACAGATGTGACATTAATCTCTGGTGATGAGTTTGAATTAAATGAGTTTGTTTTCCAAGGAACAACATCAAACACAGCAACATTCTTTGGATATGTTAATGATCAAACATCAACAGAAGTTAAGTTGACTGGAGTTAAAGGAACTCCTACAAACGGTGTGCCTTTAAAAGGAACAACCACAAATCCAACTGGAAGAATTGTTGTAACTTCAACAAATCCAGAATTCGAACCATATACAGGTGGTATTTTGTATGTGGAAAATATTGAACAAATACAAAGAACAGACGGACAAGCAGAAAACTTGAAATTCGTCATTAAATTTTAGAGGCATCTATGACTATTGATACCAATTTTAATGTAAACCCTTATTATGATGATTTTAACGAAGATAAGAAATTTCTTCGAATGTTATTCAAACCTGGTTTTGCAGTTCAGGCTCGTGAATTAACTCAAGCACAAACCATTCTTCAAAAACAAATTGAAAGATTTGGTAACCATGTCTTTAAAAATGGATCTGTTGTAACAGGTGGAGCTACATTCTTACAAGATGTTACATATCTTAAATTAGATACAGCTTATTCTGGCACCGACATTGTTGCTAATAATTTTATTGGAACAACAATTGTTGATAATACATCTGCACCAACAAAACGAGCTGAAGTTTTAAAAGTATTTGAAGCTGATGAGGGAACTGGTGATCCAAAAACACTAATGGTCCGTCAAATTTATGGTGACGCTTTTACAAGTGGTTCAACAATTTATACCAACGAAACCACACCATATCTTGCTAATATTTCTACATCTGGCGTGGGAACAGGTCAAGTATTTTCTATCGATGAAGGTGTATTTTATTATGAAGGATATTTTGTAAAAACAGATAAACAAACCGTTGCTACATCAAAATACAGTAATACAACAGCTAATGCCAAAATTGGTTTTGAGATTACAGAATCTTTAGTTTCTTCAACATCTGACACCTCTCTATTAGATCCAGCACAAGATGCTTCAAACTATCAAGCACCAGGAGCTGATAGATTTAAGATAGATATGGTTTTAACGACACGGTCTTTAACATCAGAAGATACAACACAGTTTATTGAGTTAGCACGAGTTGAAAATGGAACATTAACCAGAAATTATCGTTTTCCAATTTATTCAGTCTTAGAAGAAACTTTAGCAAGACGAACATATGATGAATCTGGTAACTATACGGTTCGACCATTTAAGATTTCTTTAGAAACAAATGCAGCTAACACCGCAAATATGGATGTTATCCTTTCACCAGGTAAAGCATATGTTTATGGTTTTGAATATGAAACAGTTGCACCTACACGAATAACAGTAGAAAAACCAAGAGATACTCAAAGTGTTCAAAACAAACGATTGGCGGCTGATTATGGTAACTTTTTATACACAACGAACCACACCGGCTCACAAGCAATTAATGATTTATCTATTATTGACTTACATTGTGTCAATGTTGCTTCTATAAACACAACATCAACAGCGAGTATCTCAAATACAAAAATTGGCACAGCGAGAGTTGCTTCTATTCTTTATGATACCGCAACAGATATTTCTGACTACACAACTTATACCTACAAATCATTCTTATTTGATGTGAAAGTATCAAACAATGTTGTTGGTAATGTAAATACTGCCACATCAACAACAGTCACAATTGGTGATACTGGCGCTGGACAAATTTTTACTGATATTGAAGATGCTTATATTGGCGCAACAATTAGAATTACAGATGGTCCAGGTTCATCTGAAGCGCCTAAGGTGATTACAGCTTTTGATGCTACAACACAAACAATTACAGTTGTTGAACCATTTATTGCTACATTAAATACCCAATCCGTATTTTCTATTGACTTTGAAATAAGCGAGACTGAAAGTTTAGCGACATTTAGTGGAACAACAGAAATAAATTCTTCAGATGTAGATACACGTTCAAAGGATTTAGCATCAACATACAATTACACATTTTTAAGTGATTCAGATTATCAACCATTAATTGTTCCCTTAGGTGAACGATATATTGCTGATAATTCAATTTCAGATTTTTCTTTTTCATATAAAAGATTATATACAAGTCAGACATTTACTGCTAACGCATCGCCAGCTTTATCAACAGGTTCAGGAGAAACATTAGCAACAGCATCATCAACATCAGCTATTAATCAAAACTATCAAGTTGTTGTTTCAAGTTCAGGAACATCACCATATTCTGTTGGTGAAATTATTTCCGCTGATAAAATTACAGATGTTGACACTGTAACTAAGAAAATAACAGTCGCTGATGGTCAAAACATGACAGCAAACATTATCGCTACTATTGACTTTACCCTCGCTTCTGGTAATCCAGCAAAAGTTAAAACATTAGTTACCGCTAATGCGACAGTTCAAACCACAGGTGGTGAATCTGTTAATACAAATGGCGCTATCATATATGCCTCTCAAGGTCAGACAACAATTCAAGCTAATAATGTTATCAAAACACCAGGCACAGCACAAACACTTTATGTTTCAGATGTTAATGAACTTATTTCTGTATATGATTATAATGGTGCTAATGTTGCTAATACAGGTTACACAGATGTAACTAATCGATACACATTAGATAATGGTCAAAGAAATACATTTTATGATCACGCTTCAATTAAACTTAAACCAGGATATTCTGCACCAAACGGACCATTGGTTGTTCGTTATAACAAATATTCTTCATCTGGTGCTGGATTCTTTACCGTGGATTCATATCCAACTTATGGAACAATACCGGTTTATACATCACCAATTTTAGATCGTGAATATGAATTGAGAGATTGTTTAGATTTTAGACCTGTTCGTAAAGATGCTACAGCAGCTATTGGAACAGCAATTCAGTTTGATGTGGATTCATCAACAACAGGACCTAAAATTCCTGAGAATGGTTCTGATATAATTTTAGACCATAGCTATTATCTTCCAAGAATTGATAAAGTTGTTTTGAGTAAAAATAAAACTTTTGAAGTTATAAAAGGAATTTCTTCATCCAATCCCTTTGAACCTAAAAACAAAGAAGATTCGATGAATCTTTATATATTAGCTGAACCAGCATACTTAGCTAATACTTCAGATGTTGATGTTCAATATATAAACAATCGCAGATATACTATGCGAGACATTGGAAATTTGGATAAAAGAATTGGTAACTTAGAATATTATACATCATTATCACTTCTTGAACAAGATGCTTTGAACAAACAAGATTTAACAATCTTAGATTCAACCAACTTACCAAGATTTAAAAATGGTATTATTGTTGATTCGTTCAAGGGACATTCTGTCGCTGATGTAACAAATTCAGAATATAAAGCATCAATTGATCCAACTAAACAAGAATTAAGACCATCATTTAATATTTCGTCATATGGATTGGCTTTTGATTCAGCTAATTCAACAAATTATTTAGAAGGTGGTCCTTTCATCACTGTTGATGCGAGTATAACATCTTTTGTTGAACAGGATTATGCTTCAAAAACAATGAACATTAACCCATTTAATATTGTTAATTACATTGGTAAAATTAAATTGGATCCACCATCGGATGTATGGGTTGATACTGAAACAAAACCTGATGTATTGGTTAATTTAGCAGGCGATAAAGATGCTTGGGATTTTCTTTTAGAAGGCACACAATCTGCATTCCAAGTAGAATGGGGTAATTGGGAAACAAATTGGACAGGAAATGAAGTAGTTACAGAATCACTTGTCTTAAAAAAAGGAAGATGGGTTGATGGACCTAAAAAAGGTCGTGGTAACGTAGTAGATCCTAATGCCGGAACATTAACAACAACCACAGAAGTCTCAACTGGACAATCAAGAACCGGTATTGCAACTTCAATATCAGCTGAAACTATTACACAATCACTAGGTGATAGAATTATCGATGTGTCTGTTATACCATACATGAGAAATTTATCTGTATTGTTTACAGCATCTGATTTTAAACCAGATACAGTGTTATATCCATTTTTTGATAACATACCCGTTGAAAAATATGTTGCTAGAGCTAACAAATTTGTTTTAGCAAACAATAACTTAAGTTTTGGAACACAAAGACCCCGAACTGGTGGTGGAGGACAAATAGTAACAATTTATAATGATGATACATCAACAGCTAACGGTACAGCTATTGTTGTTAAAGAATCAAATAATACAGTTTTTGTGGTGAATGTAAATCCTACAACATCATTTAATATTACAAACGGCAGATTAGCAGCCAGCCTCGCAAATGTTAGACTTGTGCCAGGCGGAGAACCAAAATCATATGATATTTCTGAATACTATCACTATTCTGGCGGCGTTCAATCAGCAACTTCAAATACAATTGTGTTACAAATAGATGCTTCTGGGGCTTATAACGAACCACTTTATGGAAATACAGCAAACAGTAATATAGTTTCGATTGTTTCTGGAACAGGCGCAGGACAACAAGCAACAATTAGTTCATATGATGCTGGAACAAGAACAATTACAATATCTAGCACATGGTCAACAACACCAGATACAACTTCAGTTTACTCGATTGGTCGTTTAACAACTACTCGTTCAGGTGATGTCGCTGGTATTTACAACATTCCAGCGGGAACATTTAGAACCGGTGAAAAATTATTCAGATTAATCGATGATGCCAACGGAGACATTCCAAGTTCATCAACTAATGGTGACGCTTCATTCTTTGCTCAAGGTTTATTACAAACACAAGAAGAAGTGTTAGTTTCAACGATACAACCTACAATTCAAAGAACCTCCGTAATTGATGAACGAGTTACTACAACAACATCATCAATTGATACTCCAGTTGCTGGTTGGTATGATCCATTAGCACAAACATTCTTAGTATCACCACAACAACATCCTCAAGGTATATTCCTTGATAAGGTTCGTGTGTGCTTTAAAACAAAAGATGATACTGTTCCTGTTACTGTTCAACTACGACCAACGGTTAATGGATATCCATCATCAACTATAATTTATCCATACGGTTCCGTAACACTTACACCAGATAAAATAAATGTTACAGATTCGCCTGATTTTGATGATCCAACAAAATATACAGACTTTGTTTTTGATACTCCAGTTTACCTATTACCGGGAGAACACTCATTTGTTCTTGTATCAAACTGTAACAAATATGAAACCTATGTTGCTGAGGTTGGTAAAATAGACATAACTTCAGGTTTACAAATATCTGAACAACCATATGGCGGTTCATTTTTCATGTCTCAAAATGGTTCAACTTGGACAGCTGATCAGAATTTAGATATTTCATTTAGATTGTTTAGAAAAGTATTTGATACAGGAACACCAGCAGTTGCACAGTTCTTAGTTGATACACCAAGCGCTAATGTAAAATATGACTTATTAAACTTAATCACCTCTCAAGTGACTATGGCTAATACTTCCGTAAATTACACATTTTTATCAGAAAAAGACACAATAGGAGGATTAACAACCTTTAAACCTATTGTTCCATTATCTGATTACTCTATGAATGATGGAGATGGAAGTCGTGTATTAAATCCAACAACAGGTAACACATCATTGATTCTTAAGGCCACAATGTCTACATTGAATCCTGATATTTCTCCATTCTTAGACATTACACGGTTTGGTGGTATATTTGTTGAAAATACAATTAATAATTTACCATTACAAAATACAGACTTTGTTATCGAAGCGAACGGAACAGGTTACGCTAACTCAAGTGATGTAACTGTAACAATCACTGGCGGTGGTGGATCCGGCGCTGTTGCAACCGCTAATGTTGTGTCTAATACAATCG